TTATATAGGGTAGTTGGCTGTAAGGACTTCTATACGCTTCTTTCCTGTGCTATTGCTACTGCCTAAATGCATTGTTACTTCTTTTTGATACCAACCGCATTGCTGTACGTATTTGGTTAGCTCTTCATTGTGGTAGGAACTTAATAGAAACTTGCCTTTGAGGGTGGCAAGGGTAGCTAATAACTCGTTGAAGTGTGCTTGCTCATAGCCTCCGTAATGCCCTTGCTTGGCTCCTACATAAGGTGGATCTATGTAGTGAAAGGTGTCGGGGGTGTCGTGGCGGGTGAGGACTTCGGTAGCATCGTTGTTGTCTATCTGTACACCTTGCAGGCGAGCGGAATAGGTGTCGGTGAAGTGGGTGATTTTATTGCTAAGGGCTGACACATTCTTGCTGTTCGTAGTAATGCGACAGTTGCCTACTTGGTTGGAAAAGCCGCAATTGGTGGCGTACCAAAATGCCCACGCTTGTTGTACTTCGGTAAAAGCAAAAGGGGCGTGGTAGATTACCAAGGCGGCTTTGTAGGCTTCTCGGCTAACTACAGACCGCTCTATAAGGGTTTTAAGCTCTGCAAAGCGGTTTTGCAGTACCTTGTAGAAGGTATATACATTAGCATTGAAATCGTTGATGATTTCAGTTTTAACTGGCTGTTTTGCCCAAAAGACTGCACCTCCACCAAAAAAGGCTTCGGTGTAGATGGTGTGTTCGGGGATAAGGGGCAGGATATGTGGCAGCATTGTTTGTTTACCCCCATAGTAGGATATGGGGGTGCATTGCCAGATTTTAGGGTATGACTTCATAACTTTGTGGTAACATTAGTAAATCGGGTTTGTAAATGTCTTTTACTTCAGTGCTGGGTTCAAAGGTGTCTACATCTTGGCGTTGGGGTATTTTGGTGTATATGCCATTAGCTACTTCGGTGAGGGCTTTGTCCATCAGGCGTATGCCCATTGGTAGTAGCTCTTTCTGCCATAGTTCTTTTGCAGCTTCTTTTGGCGATTTGGCGTATAGCTTAGGTGGTATCCAACACCAATCTTGGCATAGTATATCGCCTCTATCTATGCCAGCGTTGAGCCAATAAACACTTCCGCCCGCTACTATATCTCGCATTCTGATTGCCCATTCAATGGCTGAACGCCCTCGATGTCGGGGTAAAAGGCTGCGGTGATAGCCTATCCACCCTAAGTGGGTTTTGTAGCGGGTTCGCTTGCCTATATAGTCGAATGAATGAACGGTTATACCTAAATCGACCCCAAAGGGCATAGTATCATAGGTGAGCATTCCTGCGGGTAATATGGGTATGCCGTGTAGTTTTGCCAAACGCCCGATATACTTATCGTCTAAGGGGCAACATACGCCTACTACTTCATAGCCTTTAGCAAGGCATAGGGATAGTATTTCCTGCCCGAAATACTTTTGTCCACTAATAAATACTTTAAACTTTTGCTTCATTTTTATTATTTTCTGTTGTTGTTTCTGTGGTTTTTCCTAAGTATTTAAAGCCTTGTACCGCTCTAAAATGCCCTCCATAGCCTGCCACCATTACCTTTTCACCCTGAATAGGTTTGCAGGTTTTTATCATTGAGGCTTGGCTTCGGACTTTGTTATCTCCGTGCAATTTAGCCGAAGTTTGTTCCCATTTATTAGAATGGCGAAGGTAGTTGCACAGTTGGGGGTGCGAAGTGTGGAAAAAGGTGTGGTATTTTCGGTTACAACGTCCGTTGCCCTCCAAATGGTACTGCATTACAAAATTGAGAAATTGGGTGCCTACGCCTGCGCCTTGCCATTCAGGCATTACTACTAAGCGGGTAGCACGATAGGCGTTGGCTGTGAATAGTGGAGCGACAGCAACATGGCAAACGAGTTCACCATTGACTGTACCAACAAAATATTCAGCGCAAGGAGGGTGTGGCAAATCTAAATAGTAATGTTCTTTAAAAAAACGCCAGTAACTTCCGTTTGCCTTCCAAACTTGGAGTTCAATAGGGGGTCGCTTTTGGACTTTTTTTTTACTTCTGATACTCTCGTATCATATACCCAATCAGGTTGCAGCCATTCGATAATATCATAGTGACAGGATAGCAAAACGATTTGTCGATTAGGCTCGCGCCTCCACGCTTTGGCAAATGCTGAAGCCCCTATTTTGGCGATTTGTCGGTCGATTACAGAGGTAAACTCATCTACTATTACCTTGTTGGGTGCTTCGCAAATGAGGCGTGCCAAGCCCGCACGAAACTGCTCGCCATTACTGAGGACTTTGAAAGGGCGCAACCAAGCAGGTACATCGCCGAGCCCTACGGCTGAAAGAGCGGAAGTTACTTCGTTCATAGACTTGCTGGGGGCAATATCCTCAATAATGGGTAGGTTCGGGTTCCACCCTTCGGTGAGGTTGGTTATACCGCTATCCCATATTTGTTTGCCTATGGAGGTTTTACCGCTTCCTGAAGGACCTACGATAAGCCCTATTTGCCAACCTTCGTCTTCTATGGGTAGATTGGCGGTGTGTTCCCACGTATGCCCGTTTTCGGCATTGAAAAGGGACTTTACTTTTTCGGCGCGAAAGGTTTTGAAGTTTTCGCTGGTGTGTTTGATTTTGATTTCCATTATACGCTTACTACTTTAAGGTTAGTGAACCCCATTTTTTGGAGTTTCTCGAATAGTTCTTTTTGTTCTTGCTCGCTACTTACTTTAATGATGATAGCGTGCTGTTCTTTGTACTTAAATTTTGCCATTTGTTATTTTGTTTTTGTAATTCAGAAAATAGTTGTACTTTTGCAGTCCCAACTTATAGGAAACAAAAGCACGCTGATGCAGAAGACATATTGTCCTCCGCAGTCAGCGTGCTGATGTTTCTATAAATAAGTTGGGGAACTTTAATAGAAAAGCGGAGGACATTTTTTATACTGCTTGTCCTCCTATTTTAGCAGTGTTTAAACTTCATTTAAAAGCTGTTTAAATCTTCCACCGAAACGGCTTGTATTTCCAACATATATAGACTAACACGGCAATGAGCAAGAGCCAAAGGGTGTGCCTTACGGGGCTGCTTTGGGGGTGCTTGTACTCGTGTTTGGCGTAGGTAATACTATGCGTTTTGGCTTCGGTTTTTGTCTGTATCTGTGTATTATATAAAAGGGTACTATCAGCCTGCTGTAAGCTCTTAGAATGGGTGTTGGTAGCTTTGATTTTCACCTTTCCGTTTGTTACCCTTATGGTCTCGCTATCGCCGTCACGAATGCGGTAATATACGAGTTCGCGTGGGTTGCCTGCACTATCGGTGAGGGTTTCTAATTCGAGCTCGTAATCTTGGTGAGACACGAGGGACTGCTGTAACCCGTGCGCTTGATAGGCAAAGAGCTGTGAGCTGTCTTTATAGGTGATAAAGTGCTCTTTCTGCACCCGCTTTTGTTCGGTAGTCGTAACCTTGCGAGTTCGGCAGCCTATGAGGGCGAGGAACGCCAATAGCAGTGCAATTATGAATTTTGAATTATGATTTATGAATGTTCTCATTGGCTCATTTGTTGATTTATGAGGGTGAATTGCCATTCGGGCGAATTGCCATTCGCCCCTACAGGGTTTTGTATTCGTCTTTGGCGTTGAAGCAAGGGCAGGCTTTGGCGACACCTGGGAAGTCTCTATGCCCTAATATTTCGGCTTGGGGGTAGAGGGCTTTGAGCTCGGTAAGGAGCTTTATTAAGGCTTCTTTTTGGGCAGGTGTACGGGTGTCTTTGGGCTGATATACCAATTGTCCATTGACGATTTGCCCGTGCGGCTCGCACCCTCCGATGTAACAGATGCCGATGCTGTCCTTATTGTGGTTGGTTACGTGTGCTGGGACTTTATTGACGTCTCTGCCCTCTTCTACTGTACCGTCTAAGCGGACGATGTAGTTGTAGCCGATTTCGTTGAAGCCTCGTTGGCGATGCCATAGGTCTATGTCCTTGACGGTGTGGTCTCTGCCTTCGGGGGTTGCCGAGCAGTGAACCACTAAGTAACGGATGTTGCGGGTGCTTTTTTTCATTTTCATAGCGATTTGTTTTTAGGGCTAATAGGGGCGTGTTGTGACACACCCCTACTTTGTTAGCCTTTTGCCTCTAAAATAGCAAGACGACTGTCGATTACTCTTAATTTTTCTTCGATTCTTCTTGCTAAATCGGTCAACTCTCTTTCTATATAGTTAAATAGCCTATTTTCTATAGCTTCTACTTCTCTTCGCTCTAAAGCATTATAAGGTAGTTGCTCTAACTTCTGCTTTAGTTCATTGGTGAAATCGTTGGAGCTAAGCCCTTTGCCGTCTTCTTTATTTATTTTATCCGTCAGCAGGGTTTCCAAGTTCTTGTTGCTTTTCACTTGGGTAACGATTTCCTGCAAGGTATCAAAGGCGGTGTCGTCTACGCTTAGGGTAGTTTCTACTTGTCCTATTTTGGTTTGCAAGCCGTCAATGGCGTCTTTCAGCTCTTGCCCTGTGCCGTCATAGCCTCCTTTGGGTAGCAAGCCCGATACATCGGTAGGCTGTAAGCCCTCTAACTTCTGCTTGTACTCGTTGGTGAAGTCGTTGGTGCTAAGTCCTTTGCCGTCTTCTTTGTTTACTTTTTTATCGATGAGCTCTTGTAACTTGGTGTTAGCTTTTAGCTCGGTAACGATTTCCTGCAGGGTGTCGAGGTTTACATCATCTACCTGTAAGATAGTTTGAATGGCTTGTATTTGCCTTTTCAACTCCTCGAAAAGGGCGTGGTGGGCATTGGTGTCGTCTAAATGGTTGAGCAGCTGCTTTGCAGAGACGGTGTTTTCAATGGCTGTGCTAAGTCCATCAATCTTGCTCATTGGAATTTGCTCACTTTTGTGCCAATAGCTGTCTATCCATTCGGCGAAATGTTCTTGTGCGGGTTTCATAAAGTTTGAAAACCACTTTTTTAATGTCTTTTTTGGTGTCATATTATTGTTTAGTTTTAAAAGTTACTTATTTAGGGGGCTACTTGAAAGCCTACATATTCTATAAATTGTACCACGCGGTAAGGAGGCATATTGTTGTGAGGCTAGTCGCGACCTGTAGTAGAAGAGGTACGTTCAGTAATATCATCAACACTAAAAGAGGACTCTCTACTACCTCTATCTACATCGTTAAAACACCCTGGTATACTGCTTACGGTGTGGCTATGCGAAGGCATCTCCTCAATAGTGAGCTTATGTGAGCGTTTGCCGCTTCTGTGTTTTAAGGCATTTAGACGATAATCTTCAGCATCGTTTTCATCTCTTCTGTATTCAGGATCGTGCCCTATGGGCATTACTCCACGTAATGGTACGTACTCGTGCCAGCCTTCGGGTATTTCATTCTCTGGCTTGCCCCATATAGCTACTAACCCAATAGGCACGGCTTGCTTCTGCTTTTTGAGTATTTCAACTTCGTCTTTTAACTCTTTGAGGGCTTTGTTTTCAGCTTTATTTTCACCTAATTCTTGGAGGTTAGTTATACGCTTGAAGTCTGCCCAATTGAAAGTCTTTTCGGGGGTAGAGCGACCGAAAGCTACGGTACGAATGGTCTCTAAGGGGCGTAGGAAGCCGTCTTGAAAGGTTGCTTCGGTAGTTTCTTCTTTGATAAAGACGGTGTCGCCTTTGGTTCCTCCTTCAAAAGGAAAGAGTTCGCCATTAATATAGACGGTACCCGCTGTAATGGTGTTGCCTACCTGCTCACAGCCTGATATGATTGCCTTATTGCCTGCCATACTTCCTAAGCTATTGAAGAGGCGGTAGCTGTTCTGCATAAAGGCAAGGAATGCTACATCGAAGGGGTAGCCTGCATTGTGTTCTGTATGTAATTTATTCATAATACTAATTTACTAATTTGCTAATTGGCTAATTTGCCAACGTTTTCCTGCGAGCTTGTAGAAGTTCACAAGGGCTTCGAGCTTGTATTTGTCGTATTCTAAACCTTGTGGCAATACCACTATAAAGTCTACTCCTCCGTCTATATAGTCGCCTCGTTGGTAGAGGAAGACTTTCCCTAAGTATAGAGGCTTATTGGCACTGCGAGGGTAGATATAGAGCCGCTGGTTTTGCTTGCCGTCCTCGATACGGATACGCCGTTGCTCGCTGTCGAACTCATCATTGAGTGCCTTGCGCAGGTAGCATACTTGGCTGTTGTGGGCGAGGTTGTATAGGTTGGCTGTGCGGGCTTGCTGAAAGTCGTACAGCAGTTTGTGCAGGGGTGCTGCCAACATACGCAACCACGCTATGAGCTTCGGCTTGCGCAGAAAGGTAGGGGTAAGCAGCACGAGCAGTTTGTCGATGTTTAGGTTATACATTGCTAACATAAGTGATGTCGTTAAAGTTATCAATGGTAAAGTAGCCTGCGGTGGGTATCTTGCTTATTTCTATCGTTTCAAAAGCACCGTAGCCTCCACCGATGGTGATGTTTTTGCTTTGGGCGAGAACTAAGTGCGGTATCTTCACTCCTTCGGCTTGTTGTAGCACATCAATAAGGTGCGCTAATACGAGTTCGCCATTGAAGGGCAGGCGTTTAAGGTAGCTCTTGATAGTCTCTTCTACGGGCTTGGTGGCGTGGATAATGCTTTGTCCGTTGCTATCTAATACAAGCGGGTCATAGATGATTTTCATTTGCAGGTGCAGCACATCAGGCTGATAATTTACTACTGATAGGCGTACGCCCGCGTCTTTGATTTCCTGCAAATACGCCTCAAAGGCTTGCTTTTGGGTATCGGTGATAGGTTGGAGCGTGTCGCCTTGTTCGCCTGCTATTTTTACTATCAAACGCCCTTCATTTTTGCTTTCTATTACTGCCGAGTACTTCACTATCTTACTAGCTTCTATCTGTTCCTCTGTATGCCCTTGGTTGTTGAACTTATCACTGTCGGGCAATAGGTCAAACCCATACTGAAAAGCAAGGGCTTTGCTTCTGTACCAGCGTGCCGTATGGGGTTTAAGCTCGGCAAGGCGTTTGTCAATATCTGCCCTATGCTGGTCGAACAGCTTTTCTAAGCTCCATATTGCTACGGCTATGATGTACACCCATAATCGCCAAATGGCTACTTTGGAGGTACTGTTGAGGCTATCCAATGCAGGCTCTTGCGCTTTGGCTTGGAGGATAAGGGTTTGTATTTCTTGTATAGTGCGTGCCATAGGTTAATGATTGATAATTAGGGGTTGTAAGCTCTCAATGCGTTGTTTGCCTTTCTCGAAGTACTCTTCGTCTATTTCGGTAGCAATGCCACGCATACCCATATTGTGAACGGCTTCCATACAGCTCATAGAGCCAGCAAAGAAGTCGGCTACTACTATTTCATTGCGGGGTTTGTCTTTGGGGATAACCAGTGCTAAAAGGCGTTCTAAGAGGCGAACGGGTTTTTGAGTGGGGTGAAGTCTATTAAATCTTTCATAATTTACTTTAATAATCGAACGTTCTCGCATTCCTTCCTTTATTGCTTTCAAACACATTGTAGGTATAGAAAAAATGCCAATTGAGTTTTTAGAAATAGTGCATCCACTGGTTTTGTCATTTCTTTTTTTGCTTATATTAATATGCCCCGTTTTCAAGTATTCTTTCATAAAATCTAATTCCTTAGTATTATTTAATGCCGACTTAATTCGGTTAATATCACCAATCAAAGTGTCTATATTATGCTGTTTTACTTCTAAGTAAGGAACTTTAACATCTGCATTTATACTCCCTTTCTCTTTTGTGTATATAGAGATTGTCTCGTGGAAGCGTTGTATTGGTAAAGTAGGAGAAGTACAAAATCCCTTATCCCAAATCACTTCCTCTTTAAATACAAAGCCTAAGCCGTCTAATATGGTATTCCAACGGTAAAAGGAAGTGCCGCGCCCAAATAGTACGATAAAGCCTTTTTTAGTAAGGAGACGTTTGCATTCGGCAAAGAATTTGGGTTCGTCAAAAGGGCGTTCCAGCTTTTGGTTTTTGAGGTACAGATAAGGCGGGTCAATGCAAATCACATCAATACTCTCATCAGCAAGGGTTGCCATTACCTCTAAGTTATCGGCGTTGTATAATTGTAGGTTATTCATAAGGTTTTTATTCTTTACTTACTATAAAATCAAGGTTTATTGCCCATATACTGATGCCCTCAAGGCGTTCAAACACTTGTTCGTCTTCCTTAGAAAAGGCAGTGGCGGGCTGCAAGTTCTTAGCTGTGTAATAGCTTAGTATTTCGTTCCTCACCCCCAACCCCTCTCCAAAGTAGAGGGGAGCTCCTGCTTGTACATCATCAGTGATGTTGAGGGCGTTAGCTTCGGCAAACTCAAAGACGCTTTCTATCGTACCTGTATGCTGTAGGGCGAGGTCTAAAAGGCTTTGATTATGTAGGGCTGTTACTGTCATTTTGCTTTTCCGTTGAGTTGCTTGTACTTTTTAAGCTCGGTAAGGAGTTCCTCCACAGATTGCTCCAAGTCTTTGATACGTTGGTTAGCTTTCTTTAGCTCATCGATAGCGTTGGCGTACTTAGCCCCCAAGTCTTCTATCATCTCTCGGTATATCTTCACAGCCTTGTCTACATTGTCAAGTTCGGAGGTTTGTAGCTCCATTTGTTGCTTGGGGCGACCAAAGAACCAACCCGCTAAGCCCGATAATACCATACCGATAAACGAACCAAAATGCTCTTTAAGTACTTCTGTTATCCATTCCATTGTGATATGTGTTTTTAAGTTATTGTTCCCGTTCCCGTGCTGGTAGTGGTACCTGACTGCGCGGCTGCCGTTCCTGCTGTGCTTACACTGATACCAGGGTTTACTGTTACCTCACCACTACGTACAAAGGCATCAATAAGGCTTGCTAAGCGTTCGGCGTACTCTTCTGTACTTGCATCCGTTTTAGTGAGCATATCTTGTTGCAGGGCGATAATGCCTTGTTTGAGTTGTTCTTTGTTTAAACCCATAACTGATTTATTTTATTGTTAATCTCTTCAAACTTCGCTACATTCTGCGGGGCAAAGTTGCCAGCACCTGCAGGGGTTTGTATGATAGCGTTTTTAAGTTCGTTTAAAAGCTCGTTTAAAAGGGTTTTAAAATCTACAGCTTCGCTGTGTAGTGTAAACTTATCCGCTTTCAGTTCGTAGGCTTCTACCTCTTGAGCATTGAGCAAAAAGGGCTGACTTTCATTATTTTCTACCATACCCACAAGGATAAGACTTCCTACTTTTGGTTTGATATACATTCCCCCTATACCGAGTGCTATGTTTAAAAATGGTAGCTTCGTATCTAAATCAGTAGCTTCACAGGTTTTTTCCTGCCAATCTACAGAAGTTACTGTTGCCCATTGTAGCACTTGGGGGATAGCTTTCTTTATCTTTTCAGAAAGCAATATGTCAAACTCGTCTATCTCGTTCATAACTATAATGTACTACCACTAATTTCTATTTCCTGCCTATATTGAGCGTTGCTAATACTCTTCTTTACTCTATCTACATAGTACTGACCGTGTCTATCGGGGTAGAGGGTAGAGCTTAGGCGTATCTTCTCGCCGTGCTGTACGGAGGGGGTGCCATAAGTGGTAAAACTCCCCTCAAAACCCTCGCGCTTGTGCAGCTCATATAGGCGTTTTACTTCCTTCTCAAGTTCAGCTTGTGAACTAACGTGCCAAGTCATTTTTAAAGTTGTTTTAGGGTTCTCATCGCCAAACTCGTATTGTAGGCGTTTGCCTTTGCCAAAGGACGAGGTGCCTATAATCTTTATGGTGCGCTCTTCTTTGCTTAGGTACTTAAGGTTATTCTCGGTGCAATTGCGTTCTAAGTCGAAATGTTTTATTTCATTACCTGCTTTTACATCCGAATAAGGTTTGGCTATAGTGAGTTTGCCTGCACGGATAAAGCTGTATATTGACCAGTCTTTTTGGAGTTTGTCCAACACCGCACCCAGTGTGGTATTGCTAAAACGTACGCCACCAAGGCTTATATCTTCTACTTCTAAAGGGTAGTCTTTCACTACTTCGGTGAGGAATGTTTTTAGACTTGCCTTTGCCGATACATAGTTCACAGTCAACTGGCGTAGCTTCCACATTGCATCGCTAAGGCTAATGGTAATAGGAAAGTCTGCCGACACTTGTGTAATGAAGCCCTCGAACTCCTGCAAGAGCTCACCATTGTAGCCCATTTGTATCACTACTTTGTCACCTACAGCAAAGAGTTCTCGTACTTTTTGCTTATCAAAATCACCTACATTGCGAGGCAACACCACGCTTGCCGTATCGGTGAGCATTTTCCACGAACTTTCAATCTCAATGGCTGAAACTTTCTGCACCTTAAAAGGGGTGCCCTGCTTAGGGTAAAAGGTAACGGCTACTTCAATGGCTAAGGTCATAGGCGATAAATAAGTTCAAAAGGTTCGTCACTAATGCAATTAAGCTCTATGGGGATAATGTTAGGAGTACCCTCCAAGCTACGTATATCAATACTTTCAATCACGAGGTTGTGAATGTTTTTCCACCCAAAAAGGTCGCCTTCTACCGAGATAGATTGTATCACTTCCGACCATTCTATAAGGCGTTTTTCGTACTCTCGTGCGCTTAGCTCATCGTTGTGGCATACGGTGCGAATACGTATCTGCCAATCATCAAAGCCATAGATTTCCTTTACAGTGCCATTGCCTCCTATTACATCTGTACGACTGATATTCTTTACTCTCGAAAAATCTACCATAGTGGCAGGAGGTAACCAAAAGTCGTGTAGCTGCTTCTCTACTATCTTACTTTGGTAGTTGTAGTACTTGTAACTGCCTGCGGTAAATTTCACAGGAAAAACAATGGGCGTACCGAGTTTGGATAGTCGCATAGCCTCCTCCCTTTCCACCGTGCGAATACTACCATATTCGGCTGTATGTACGGGTTCTTTGCCTATAGGTACGGTGAGGTACACGGGCAGGTTAGTGCCAAAAGCCAACTTAAAGAGTTGTGATATGTTATAGCGGTTATCCATTGTCTACATTTAGCTTTAATAGTTTCTTGATAGCGTCATAGTCTTTGCCGTCTCTTTCTAACTGTATTTTAATGCGCTTCTCTACGGCCGTGCGATTGTGTTTTCCTTTGATGAGTTCTACCATATTCGCCCCTACCAAAGGGTCGGACTTCCAATTGCCCTGCTGACTTTGGAGGATAAAGCCTACCTCTTGCAGGAGGCTATCGCCAAGAGTAAAGTCCCCTGCTATGATTTCTAAGTCGTTATTTTCAGTTACAAGTATATCCATCATTCTTATAAGGTTACTAAGGCATCACGCATACGGTCATTGATTTTGCTAATCACTCCATTAGCGGCATTTTCTTTGCTTCCAATGGTTTTGTCGATAGGGAAGGTACAATTCATTGTAATGTTCACGGTAATATTCTTATTACCTCCACCACTACCTCCTACGCTCATTGTGCCGTCCTTACCTCCTTCTTTGCTGCCTTTTGTAGGGGTGATAGGGTTGGGGTTTGTACCTCCTCCAATAGCCGAACTGGCAGAAAGATTGCCTGCTTTAGGGGCTTCAGTAGCTTCTTTTTTCTCCTCTTTATTCCACGTGAGCGATTGCCCTGCTTTAATAAATTCCTCTTTGGCAGCTATGCCTGTTTCATATACTTTCTTAGCACTATCGGCAATCGCTTGTTTACGTTTTTCGGTATCTTCATTAATTTGGGAGAGCATTTTGTTGTTCTCTGCCTCATCGCCTAAGCCTACCGCATTTTTAAAGGAGTACCAACCTTCTTTTATCTTATTTAGCCCTATCATCAGCCCATTGATAAGGGTAGTCCAGCCCATTTCTATATAAGCAATAAAGCCTTGAAAGAGGAGTTTTGCACCTTCCCAGGTATGTTTCCACGCTTCACCCCAACCGCTCACTTTGTTTGCCAGCCACACAATAGCAGCCACTAAAGCACCAATAGCAACGATGACAATACCGATAGGGTTAGCAGATAGAGCCGCGTTCCACAGCCATTGTACAGCAGTGGCAACTTTTGTCCATACTACCATTAGTTTTTGGGCTACAACTGTTTGTCTAAGCCAAGCCCCAACGCCTTTGAGTACAGGTGCAAGTCCTGAATAAGCAGACCCCATATCGCCCAGTACACTCACTACGCCTCCTAAGCTGTCACCTACTACACCAAGCACTTTGGTAAAAGAGAACGAACCTATTTTCAAGTCGTCTAACCACGCCTTGCAACGCCCCAGCCACTCACTCCAACCGCTCATTACGATAGAAGCCTGCTGGGTAGCTACATTGGTACCGCTGATTTGCTGGGTAAGTTCGGCTTGTGCATCGGCAGTATTGATAAGCCCTTGCGCTGCTTGTATGTTTTCAGCTCCAAAGACAGCAGCCAAAGCATCGGTATTCTGTCCTATCTTCTGCAACTCTTTGAGTCGCTCGGCAAAAGGTACCGTAGTATCCGACACTTTTTGCATATTCACCCCATAAGCTGCCAACATATTAGTAGCCTCTTTGGAGAGGGCAGAGGGCGCATTCATTTTAATCAGTACGTTCCTAAGTCCTACCCCTGCTTCAGCTCCATATTTGCCCGACTGGGCGAGGGCTTGCAGGGCTGCGTTGGTTTCCTCAAAGCTCACGTTAGAGAGTTTAGCAGCTCCTCCTGCTTGTACGAGGGCTTGGGCTATTTGAGGTACTTCGGCAGCACCTTCTTTGGCTCCTGCTGCCATTACATTCATCATTCGCTCCATTTCGCCAGCTGCTGCTATAGGGTCATCTAAATTTACTTTGAACTGAAGCATTGAGGTAGTAAGCGCATCAGTAGCTCCTACCACATCGCCCCCCATAGTTTTGGCAAGTGTATTGGCATAGCTACCCATTTTGGCAAGGGCTTCATCGCTTTCCCCTATTTGAGGACCTAAACGTGAGAGGATGGTTTGAAAGGTAGCGAGGTTGTCAGTAGCCGTACCCCCGAACTCTTTGGCAAGGTTACGAGCCTTTCCCCCAAGCTTATCCAAATGGTCTCCCGTAATACCTGTCATAGGGGCTACATCAACGAACACCATTTTACAACC